ACTTGTGTGGAAGTTTAAAATTAAAAAGGGATGGGCGGGAATTGGTCGTCCAGAAGATAAACCAAATTTAAAAGAAATAGCTAGACCAAAAACAATTCAGGGGTATAATGTAATCGGATAATTAAATGTTGGAGGAAACATGGATGATTATGATAAATTGGGAGTTAGATTAAAAGAAGAACATCCTGAAATTGAATGGATATATGACGATGCTCCTAAAATGTGGATTGCTCATATTCCAAGCGACAAATTTTTACATATTATAAATAGGTTTGTATATCATCGTGAATGGTCTAATTTTTTAGGAGTAGATAATGTTTTGTTGATGTATGAAGATGAGTGGATAGGATTTACAATAGATTAAAAATAATTTTGCTTCAAAAATCCTTGACAGTCTCAAGGGGTTTTGCTATTGTATAGATGTGGTTGACGGAAAAAGAACTTAAACCCCAAGTGAGAAGGGTAATGAATGATGATGCCTCCGAAGAATGCAAAGAAAATCGAAGTATGTGGAGTGACTTTTTATGCTTTACGCCAGATTATAGGTTACATTGGTAGTGGTAATTGGGGGTCAGCACAAAATTTTGTCGAAAAGCATGGCTGGAATCTTTATAATTCTAAAGGAGCCTTTATTATGGAGGTAAAACAGGAGTTGTTAGGGAGTCTATTAAGTTCAGAACTTTTGCCGAAATAAAGCAGTATATTCTTGATGATGACGAAAAGTGGATCAAGAAGTTTGCTGATAAAGAGCCTGAAGGAATTCCTTTTGAACTTTATGACTAAGGAGAATTATTATGAATAACGAAACCTATCAAACCAATCCTAAAATGGTATTTATCCGAGAAGAGATTCAGCGTTTCGATGAAAATTCCGACCTTCCTTTTCGTGTAGCGATTAATGAAGATGAAGGGGGATCGTATGCATACGGTTCTCATGCTGAAGAACGTATGTATGCCGATACCACCGTTGGGTATACGAATGATCGCCATGAAGCGGTTGTATTGCTTGCTGAAGCATGGGATAAGAAAGAAGAATTGATTAATCAATGGTATGAGGATATGAAAAGAAAATGAGGAAACTAATTTAAAAATCAGATAAAGAAAACCCTTGACTCCGGTTAAGGGTTTTTTGTATTGTAGTTGAAATGTTTTGGAGGTATTAAATGATTGATCATTTTGTTTATCAATTACCTTTACAGGGTTTAACAAAGAAAAGTCAAGGATTCAATTTTCGTTGCCCACTGTGTGGAGACAGTAGTAAAAATTTATCCAAAAAAAGAGGGTGGATTCTCACTAATCGCGCCACACCACGCTTTCACTGTCATAATTGTGGCGAAAGTATGCCTTTTTTTGTCTTTCTGAAAAACAATTTTCCAGATGTATATAAAGTTTATCTGAAAGAATATTTTAAAAAGGATGGTTTTAATTTTGATAATAAACCAAAAGAAGAGCCTGAAGAAAAAGATATATTTTCTACCATCGAAACATTAGAAATACCCAAACTTTCCGAGTTGTCTAAAGATAATCCCGCAGTCCAATATTTTATTAAAAGAAAATTTCCTAAAAAATATCTATCACAGTTTCACTATGCGGAAGATTTTAGGGGGTGGATTCATTCGATTTGTCCAGATAAATTTGTTGATAATGATTTTATCGAAAAGCGTCTGGTGATACCTCATTATGACCAGTACGGAAAAATTTTCTGTGTTCAGGGAAGGGATTTGTCCGATTATTCAAATTTGCGTTATATTACGATTAAATTTACAGATCATCCAAAGGTATTCGGTTTACAAAATATCCGCTTAGATCACAAAATCTTTGTCCTAGAGGGTGCTTTTGATTCTCTTTTCCTACCCAATGCTATTGCTATGAGTGGAGCAGATTTATCAACTGATTATTTAAAGAGTTTGACCAATGTGGATAATTTTATTTTCGTTTTTGATAATGAAAAAAGAAACCCTGAAATGCTCAGACGAATTGAGAAAGTTTTGAATGAAGGGTTCAATGTTTGTTTGCTTCCAGAAAAAATGAAAACTTACGGGAAAGATATAAATGCAATGGTAATTAATGGTTTTAAGCCTAAAGAAATTTATGATACGGTAATGAATAATATTTTTTGTGGCAAAAGAGGCTTGATAAACTTAAAATTGTGGTGCAAAACTAAATTTTAGGAGAATGGTATGTCAAAGATTGTTATAAACGATTTAAGTGAAAAATTTCGAGAATTCCAAGCAGATGATTCGGAAATGATAAAATTCAAAAATTATTTTGTAGATAATTATTATCAAAAAAGAGAAGAAATATTTCAAGAAATTCTTGAAGAAATCGGTTTTGAAGGTGTAGAATTTATAGAAGTAAAAGGTTATGATCTTTCCTATATGGAATATCATATTTACAAATTTGAACAAAAAATGTATATAGTAACGATTAAACTTAAATATGATAGTTACGATATAAATTGCTATTTTACAAAGGAGAAAACTCATTAATTATGTTTTATACTTTTGTTACCACTAAAGGGAATAAAATCATCCATATTGGGTATGATGACGATGGCAAAAAATTTATTGAAGAGGTCGATTATAAACCTAGAATCGGATATTGTGTTGATGGGAGTGATTCGGGTTGGAAAACTCTTGATGGTAAAGAGTTGAAAATTAAAGAATTCAGCACAATTAAAGAATATAAAGATTATATTGATGAATATTCTAAAACAATTGAAATATATAATGATATTGCTCCGCCATATCAATTTATTGCGGATAGATATGAGGGGGAAGTTCCTTATAAAATAGATTTAATTAGAGTGTTAAAATTTGATATTGAGGTTGCCAGCGAAGATGGTTTTCCTAGTCCAGAATTTGCGGAAAAGGAAATCACTTCTATCGCCATTAAAGATTCTATTACTAATGATTATTTTGTTTTTTCTCTTAAACCCTTTGATAGAATGAAGTGTGATATTGAAAATCCGAGAAAGATTCATTTTAAACAATGTCGTGACGACAAACAAATTCTGCGTTGTTTTATTAAATTGATGTGGGCGTTAGAGCCGGATATTTTGGTTGGATGGTATTCTAATCAGTTTGACGTACCATATCTGATTAATCGTGCAAAAAGAATTCTTGATGATAACGAATATAAAGAGTTGTCGCCAATTAACAGGGTTGCGTGTACGAAAAAAGAAGATTCGTATGGCAGGGATGTGTTTTATCCTTTTATTGGTGGAATTACTCTACTAGATTATCAGGAAATGTATAAAAAATATACATTTACGCCAAGGGAAAGTTACACTCTTGATTACATTGCCGAAGTTGAATTAGGTGAAAATAAAATCAATTACGATGAATTTGATGATTTGAATGAATTGTGGGAAAAGAATCCTCAGAAATATATTTTTTACAATTTGATTGATACTGAGTTGATTGATAGACTCGATCAAAAACTAAATCTTATCAATCTTCACTGTACGATTGCTTATGATGCAAAAGCAAATCTTTCTGATCCAATGGGAACAGTTAAGCTATGGGATGTTTATATTTTTAATTATTTGCGGGATCAAAAAATTATGATTCCTCCTTTTCATTTAAAAGATGCTGAAAGATTGCCGGGGGCATTTGTAAAGAAGCCAGAAACAAAAATATTCAATTGGGTTATCAGTGGTGATTTGAATTCTCTTTACCCCCATTTGATGCAACAATTCAATATCAGTCCTGAAACATTAATAAAAGGAAACAATTTTTCTGAAAGAGTTATACAATATAATGAGGATGGAAAACAGGTTGTTTCAGATAAGTTTTTAAATCAAGAAATAAAACCAAATTCAGATTATATTATGGCGGCAAATGGTTATTATTTCGATAAAGAACGGGAGGGATTTACTTCTAAACTTACGAAACAAATTTATGCAGAAAGAAAAATTGAAAAGAAAAAGATGCTCGAATATGAACAGGAATTAGAGAATCTTGATAAAAATAGTCCTGATTATGAGGATGAACGGAGAAGGTTAGAAGCAAAAGTAGCGGAAAAAATGGCAAATCAACAAAGTAAGAAAATTTTGATGAATTCATTATACGGAGCCTTTGGAAATCGCTACTTCAGGTTTTTTGATATTAGATTAGCTTCTGCTATTACACTATCGAGTCAAATGGCAATAAAATGGATTGAAAAGTACCTTATGGAACATCCTTTACAAAAGAAATTTGGGTGGGAGGTTATTTATGTGGACACGGATTCAAATTATTTGTGTATGGAAAATGTTGTAAATATGATGCTAAAAAAGCGTCCTGATATGACTAAAAACCAAATTGTTACGGCATTAGACAGATTCTTTGAAAAATATATTCAGCCGATTATTGATGAAGGTTATAAAAAACTTTCTGAATATGTAAATGCCAACGAAAATCGTATGTTTATGAAGAGAGAAATTATTGCAGAAAAAGGTATGTGGTTAGGGAAAAAGAAGTATGCGCTAACAATTTGGGATGATGAGGGTGTAAGATTAAAAGATGCTAAACTTAAAGTTAAAGGCATTGAAATTATCAAATCTTCTACTCCAAAAGTTGTTCAGAACGATCTAAAGAAAAGTGTGGAAATCATTCTTACCGGGGATGAAAAGAAAATTAAAGATTATATCCGAGAAATGAAAGAAAAATTCAAAACTTATGAGATTGAAGAAATCGCATTTCCAAGGGGTGTGAATAATCTCGCAAAATATTCTGATAAGAAAACCATTTTCAGAAAAGGCACACCAATTCATGTTCGCGCAAGTTTACTTTACAATAAATATTTGAAAGATAATGGTTTAGAGGGAAAATATACAGCTATTCAGGAAGGGACTAAAATTAAATTTCTTTATATGAAAAAGCCTAATCCCATCCACGAAAATGTGTTTGGTTTTCTAAAAAGATTCCCCGAAAAAGATAAATTAGGGAAATATGTAGATTACGATATGCAATTTGAGAAAGCCTTTATGTCGGTTATTAATAATATTTCTGAAAAAATTGGAATTAATTTTGATGAAAAAGATGTTGACATAGACGATTTGTTTTAATTAATTAGATAATATAATAATGATTGTGAGGAATAAAGTATGTATAAATTATTAAATGGTGATTGTTTAGATGAAATGAAAAAGATTGAAGATGAAAGTGTGGATATGGTTTTGACCGATCCACCTTATCAACTTAATAATTGGACAAATCCTATGAAATGGGATAAAATAATTGATTTGGATATAGTTTGGGTTGAATTAAATAGAATATGTAAATATGGAATTGCTATATGTTTATTTGGTAACGAGCCATATAGTACAATACAGAGAAATTCAAATCCAAAAATGTTTAAATATGATATGATTTGGATTAAAAATAAGATAACAAGTCCTATGCTGGCTAAAGTTAGACCATTAAAAAAATATGAAATTATATCAGTTTTTTCAACTGGTAAAACATCGCCGGGAAGAGATGGGAATATGAAATATTATCCACAAGGATTAATTTCAATAGACAAAACAGTAAAAAATAATAAAAAAGATAGATCAATTATTCAAAATAGACCAAGTATCAAAGATACATATAAACAAAAATTTACAAATTATCCTTCTGATATTTTGGATTTTAAATGTGAATCGGGTTTACATCCAACACAAAAACCCGTAGCATTAATGGAATATTTAATCAAAACGTATACTAATGAAAATGAAACAGTATTAGATTTTACAATGGGAAGTGGAACAACAGGTGTTGCATGTGTTAATACCAATAGAAATTTTATTGGTATAGAATTAGATGAAGATTATTTTAAGATTGCTCAAGAAAGAATTCAAAATGCTCAAAAAGAAAAGAATAGTGAAAACTTTTTTAATCAAATATTTGAGGAAAAATAATATGAAATTTTTTAATGGAGGATTATGCGAATGTTTAAACCAGTAATAAAATGGACTGGTAGTAAAAGAAGTCAATCTCAGGAAATAGTAAAAAGATTCCCTAATAAAATTAATACATACTATGAACCATTTATAGGTGGTGCTAGTGTGTTGCGCCAACTTATTTCATCGGATATTGACGTAACCCACTATATTTGTAGTGATATTAATAATGATTTAATAGATTTATGGAATAATGTTAAATATAAACCTAAATTGGTTGCAGATTATTATGAAAAACTATGGAATGAGTTAAATATAGACGATGATTTGGAACGAAAAAAAGAATATTTTTATATGGTTAGAGATAGGTTTAATAAAGAAAAAAATCCTCTTGATTTTATGTTTATTATGAGAACAGCAATTAATGGTATGCCAAGATATAATAAAAAAGGGGGTTTTAATACTTCTTTTCATATAACAAGAAAAGGAATTAACCCTAAAACATTAAGATCAATTATCAATGATTGGTCGGAAATCTTAAATAAGAAAGATGTTCAATTTTTATGTCAAGATTATAGTGCTATTTCAGGTAGTTGTAATGATTTAATTTATTGTGATCCTCCTTACGCTAATACTAAAGGAATTTATTATGGCGTTATTAATTATAACAAACTATGGGATTGGTTAAGACAACAAAAATGTTTTTATTTATTAAGTTTTGATGGAAAAACAAATAATAGCGATTTTACATACAATATACCGAATGATATATATGATTATCATGAATATTTGTATTGTGGGAATAGTAGTTTTAGAAGACTTAATGGAAAATCAAATGAAACAGTTGTTTCAGAGAGTTTATATATTAAAAGAGGGGTTTGAGGAAATCTAATATGAAATTTTTAAAACTTCCATTAGTCCTAGAAGGTCAAATTATCCCAATTGGATTATCAAAAGCATCTAACACCGGACGTTTAATTGTCCGTATTCCCCTTTTGCTTACATGGAGAAAGTTTTCTGTGTGGCATTTGATAGAATCTTGGGGTACTTTGAATTTAATTTACAGTCCAAAATATGGAGTAAAAATATTTTGGGCCGAACATCTAGATCAACCACGAATTTTATAAATTTTTTGACTCATATGTAATACATATTGTTATTATATGACTTACATATGAGTCA